GCCCAAGGTCGTTTTGACGGCTCTTTCACGGTGCTGCGCAATCGCATCACGTGGGACAAGGAGCTAGCGGTCAAGATTTACAAGGAGGGCAACCCGCTTGTCTCAACCAGCCCCACGCGCAAGAAGTCAGAAGAGCTTGAGATTCCGACGTTCAATGAGAGCCGGGCAAAGTCTGAGCATTTCAGAGCTGAGCTTGCTCGTCTTGACCTGGAGACTAAGGAGCAACAACTGGTGGAAGTTGCTCGTGTTCAGCGCGAGGCTTTTACTACTGCTCGTGCTGTACGTGATTCTTTGGGCAATATTCCTGATCGTGTTAGCAACCAACTGGCTGCTGAGAGTGACCCGGTTGTCATCCACCAAACGTTGAGCGAGGAGATCCGCAAAGCGTTGAAAGCATTGACAAATGCAGGCGAGGAGGTTGTCAAATGATTGACGGAGCTTTGGCTTACCGCAGTGCGTTTCGCGAGGGGCTGAAGCCAGACCCAAATTTGACCGTTTCCCAATGGGCTGATCGATACCGCATGTTGTCAAACAAGGCGAGTGCGGAGCCGGGTCCGTGGCGTACCGAAAGGACTCCTTACCTCAAGGAGATCATGGACTGCATGTCGGCGAACTCGTCGGTGCAAAAGGTGGTGTTTATGGCTGGCGCCCAGCTTGGCAAGACGGAGGGCATCAACAATGTGGTGGGCTACATGATTGCCCATGCGCCGGGACCAGCACTTTTCGTGCAGCCGACAATTGAGATGGCTAAAAGGCTCAGTAAGCAGCGCCTGGATTCACTGATTCATGAAACCCCGTGCCTTGCTGACAAGGTCGCTCCTGCTCGAAGCAGGGATTCGGGCAACACGATGTTCAGCAAGGAATACCCTGGTGGCATCCTGCTGCTTACGGGTGCCAACTCTGCTACGGGGCTACGTTCTGCTCCTTGTCGCTGGGTGCTACTTGACGAGGTTGATGCTTTCCCGAGCGATGTGGACGGTGAAGGCGACCCTTGTGCGCTGGCTGAACGCCGTGCGTCAACATTTTCAAGACGCAAGATTATTCTTACTTCAACGCCGACGGTAAAAGATACAAGCCGAATTGAGACGGAGTATTTGGCGTCTGATCAACGACGTTATTTTGTGCCATGTCCTCATTGCGGTCATATGCAATGGCTGCAGTGGAAGAATCTGCAGTGGCGTGACGGTGATCCAAAGACTACTGCGTATGTCTGCGAGGCTTGCGGGGCGCACATACCAGAGCATTTTAAAAGTGAGATGCTTCGCAAAGGAGAATGGCGTTCGACAGCAACGAGTCAAGACAAACGGACGGTTGGATTTCATCTTTCTTCTCTGTATTCGCCTTTGGGCTGGAAGAGCTGGGAGGAAATTGTTGCTGAATTTTTACGTGCGAAAAACGATGCGCCGTTGCTGAAGACTTTTGTCAATACTGTGTTGGGCGAGACGTGGGAGGAGGAAACAGGTGCAAAGCTTGGCGCTGATAGTCTTAGCGAGCGTGCTGAGTTTTATCCAGCGGGTGAGATTCCAGTTGGCGCAAGCGTTCTGACGGCTGGTGTTGATGTACAGGACAACAGGGTTGCCATTGGTCTGTATGCATGGGGCGAAGGTGAAGAGTGTTGGTTAATTAGTCATACAGAGATTTACGGTGATCCAGCGGGACAAAAATTATGGGAGCAGGTTGATGATGTTGTTCTGCGTGATTACCCGCATGCAAATGGTGGCAGGGTCAAGGTTTCTGCAATTGGTGTTGACTCTGGCGGTCACTACACTAGCGAGGTCTATACATACGCCAGAACACGAAAAGGCAAAGGTGTATTTGCGTTGAAGGGTCAATCTGTGCGTAACAAGCCACCGATTGGCAAGCCATCCAAGGTTGACATCAACTACAAGGGTCAGGTGCTGAAAAACTCCGCTGAGGTGTTTCCAGTTGGTAGTGACACGATCAAGTCAACGCTGTTCGGCAGGTTGAAGCACAATGAGATTGGGGCTGGATACATCCATTTCCATGCTGAGGCAGGGCAAGAGTATTTCAAGCAACTCACGTCAGAACGTCAGATCGTGCGCTACGTCAAGGGTTTTGCGATTCGGGAATGGAAGAAAAGGGCTGGTGATCGCAACGAGGCGTTAGATACATTTTGTTACTCTTACGCTGCACTGCACTTTTTGTACATGCGATTCAATCGCAACACGATTTTTGAGCAGTTCAAGCGTGGCGTGCAGAATGCCGCAAAAAGTGCTGACGCAATGCAGCAAACGACGGAGGAGCCGAAGGAGTCGCCATACCGTCCGCCTCAGCGTAGACTCAAAAGGCAAGCACAATCATTTGTGACAAGCTGGTGAGCATTCTTGTCCCTGACTTGATCTTTGCAGGCGATACGGTCGTCTTTGACGTGCCTGCGTTTAAGGATTCAGTTGGCAACAGCATTAACAGTGGTACCTACACGCTGAGGTGGTACGCACGCTTCAACAAAAACAACGAAGGCGCTGTTATCACTGGCACTGCTGAGGGCAACGGTTGGCGTATCACTGTTCCTGCCGCCACCACAACAGGCTTTGATGCCGGTCAATGGACTTGGCAGGCAATCGCGACGCACAGCACGCTGCAGCACACTGCTGGTCGCGGTCAGTTCACTGTCAAAGCAACTGCTTTATATACAGGCACTCCAAATGCATTTGATGACCGCAGTCGAGCAGAAATTGACCTTACGCATGTCGAGGCTGCAATCCGCACCTTGGCAGAAGGTGGAATGGTGCAGGAATATTCGATTGGGGGTCGTACGTTGCGTCGTTACAAAATGGTGGAGTTGCTGCAATTGCGTGATGATTTGAAGAATGAGATCGCTATGGAGCGCAAGCGCGAGAAGATTCGTCAAGGGCTTGGCAATCCCGGTCTCGCAAAAGTGAGGTTCATCTAATGGCAATTTTTGGTTTTGGTCGTACAAATTCGCTGCGCAGACAACTGCAGGAGAGCCGCCAACGCAACGCAAATCTGAAGCGTGCGTATGCAGCAGCGCAGAACAACAGGCTCACTTCTGATTGGATTTCACAAGCCACATCGGCTGATAGCGAGATACGCGGCAGCATCCGCATGCTGCGCAACCGCGCACGTCAATTGGTGCGTGATTCTGATTTTGCCAAATCGGCGCTGCGTGCTGTCAAAAACAATGTGGTCGGCACTGGCATATGCCACCAATCACAGGTGCGGATGCAGCGTGGTGGGCGGTTGGCTGATGACATCAATCGACGGATTGAAGATGAATTTCACTATTGGATGAATGCAAAACGTTGTCACTGCGGTGGCAAGTTGAGCTGGTATGACATCCAACGTCTTTGCATAACGTCAATGCTGGAATCTGGCGAGGTGTTTATCCGCCTTGTCAAACAGACGTTTGGTGGCAGCAGAGTGCCGCTAGGACTAGAAATTATTGAGTCAGACCTGCTTGATGATGACTTCAGTGGTGTTGCAAAAAATGGCAACGAGATACGGATGGGCGTGGAGATTGACACATGGGGCAGACCCGTTGCCTATCACTTCTTTGATTATCACCCTGGCGATTATCAGTTCAGCTATGCACAGAAAGCCGCCAGAAGGCGTGTTCGCATACCGGCTGATGACATCATCCATCTCTATCTAATTGAGCGTCCTGGGCAGACAAGGGGCATCAGTGCTTTTGCAACTGCGATTCTGCGGCTGCGCAACCTGTCTGGCTATGAGGAGGCTGAGATTGTTGCTGCACGAGCAAGCAGCAGCATGATGGCGTTCGTTAAAACACCAGACCAAGAGCTGTTTGAGGATGGCACGTTTGATCAAGACTCTGTCCTTGACTTCTCACCGGGGAGCATTAGACGACTGGCGCCTGGTGAGGAGATGCAATTCTTCACACCCAATCGTCCTGATGACGCTTTTACTCCTTTTGTTCAGCAAATGCTGCGAGCAGTATCGGCAGGGATTGGCTGTTCTTACACGCAAGTCAGCAGTGATTTTTCACAAAGTAACTACAGCTCCTCGCGTCTAGAACTGCTGGAGACAAGAACGCATTACAAGACGCTGCAGCAATATCTGATTGAGTCACTGTGCGAGCCGGTGTATCACAAGTGGTTGGAAATGGCGGTGATGGCACAGGTGCTTGATTTGCCTGGTTTTGACAGCAGCCCGCAGCGTTATCAAGACGCAAAGTGGATTGCACCTGCAGCGCAGTTTGTTGATCCGCAGAAAGAAGCGGCTGCGTACAAGGACATGATCCGATCTGGGATTATGACACTTTCGCAAGTGGTTGCATTGCATGGTGGTGATTTTGAGGACCAAATGCGGCAACGGCAGCATGAACTTGCTGTGGCAGACGAACTAGGGATTGTCCTTGACACCGATCCATCCCAAGTCTCAAACAACGGCGTCAGTCAGCCATTGCCTGTTGCGCCAACAGAGCATCCAACAGACCATGGTGATGAGCCAGAAATAGAGGACATCAACTAATGGCTAAGGTCGGCGACAAAACAATTGATCTATCCCCTACTGAAGGGATGAAATCCGAGGCGCGGCGATATCGCGCATGGAAGCAGGAGGGTCGCCCAGGTGGCACCAGCGTTGCCGCAAGCCGCGCTACTCAAATTTTGAGCGGCGATGAGTTAAGCCCTGAAACCGTAATCACCATGGCTGCATGGTTCGCACGCCATGAGGTCGACAAACAAGGCAAAGGCTTTCGCCCTGATAGTGATGACTATCCCTCGCCTGGTCGCGTAGCATGGGCGGCATGGGGCGGTGACTCCGGTCAATCTTGGAGCAACATGAAATCCAAAGCCATCAAAAAAGCACGTGAGCGTGCCCTAGATGAATTAACGGATGAACGCCCCTACCCAAATGAGCACGCTGCTCGTTTGACTGACCCCGGTCAATATGACCGCATTCGACGCGTCAACGATGAATTCGGTGCTGGCATCGATGCCATCTATGGTGTTAAAAATGAAACGTCAGAATTGCAAGCCATTCGTTTTGATGCTGACCGTTTCACGGCTGCAGAAGCCCGCGATTGGTTGTCCGATCACGATTACGATCCCATGGAATTCGAAGAAGCTACCGGTGAACGCAGCATGAATCGTGCTGCTCCTGACGGTGTGAAGGTTGGCGATTTTGTCGAGTGGGACAGCAGCGGCGGCACAGCACGTGGCAAAATCACGCGCATTTCTCGCAGTGGCGTCATCAACGTTCCCGACTCTTCGTTTACAATTAATGCATCAGAAGAAGATCCTGCTGCATTGATTCGCGTGTATCGCAAAGATGGCGACAGCTACGAGGCAACTGATCGCGTCGTAGGTCACAGGCTTTCTGAACTACGCAAGATTGCAGCACTGCGTTTCTTTGAAGGCGAGACACAAAAGCGTGGTGTCACAACAGAATTCCGCACTGAGGCTGACGACAGGACACTGGAGTTTCCGTTTGCTAGCGAGAAACCAGTAGAGCGTTATTACGGCATGGAAGTGCTGAAGATGGATGAAAGGTCAATGGACCTGAGTCGCCTTAATGATGGAGCACCGCTTTTGTATCAGCATGATGCTGATCGGATTGTTGGCGTGGTACAGAAGGCATACATTAAGAACAAGCGTGCTTATGCACGTGTAAAACTCGCAAACAATGAACTTGGGCGCGAGATGCAAGAGCTGATCAAGGATGGCATCATCCGTAACGTCAGCTTTGGTTATAAAATTACCGACATGGAGACCGATGAGACCACTTCACCAGTGACTTATCGGGCAACTAAATTCCAGCCCTTCGAATTGAGCCTGGTCACAGTGCCTGCAGACGAAACGGTTGGAATTGGACGCGCCTTCTCTCATAATGAAGGCGTCAATACGGCGTCAGCCGTGGAAACAAACCCCAACGGAGTATTCACCGTGGATCAACACCTCAACGTTGAGGCTATCCGCGCTGAGGCTGTACAAGCCAAGGCGAAGGAAGCAGCCGAAATGATCGCTCTTGGTCAACGCACCAAGAATATGGATCTGGCTCAGGAGTTCATTGCTAACTCCCGCAGCCTTGACGAACTGCGTTCTGCCCTTCTTGAAAAGATGGGTGTTCAGGAAAAACCCCTGAATCCAAAGGATGCTGAAATTGGCATGAGCGAGAAAGAGAGGCGTGACTTCTCCTTCATTCGCGCCATCAACGCCTTGGCACATCCCAATAGCCAAGAAGCTCAGCGTGCTGCTGGTTTTGAACTTGAAGTCAGCCGTGCTGCTCAGCAGAAGTCTGGCAAGGAAGCCCGTGGCATCCTGATCCCTGCTGACGTGCTGGGTTATGGTCGTCGCGATCTGACTGTCGGCTCTGCTTCTGCTGGCGGTGATCTGGTTGCTACCGATCTGATGAGCGATAGCTTCATCGATCTGCTCCGCAAGGCTCTTGTGTTGCAGACTGCTGGTGCAACTGTGATGACCGGTTTGCAGGGCATGTGCGCTCTGCCGCGTCAGTCTGGTGGCGCGACTGTGTACCACGTGGCTGAGTCTTCCTCAATCACTGAGTCGCAACTCACCGTTGATCAGGTGACGATGCAGCCTCGTACCCTTGGTGCGTTGACTGATTACAGCCGTCGCCTGCTGCTGCAATCCAGCATTGACGTTGAAAACCTTGTACGTCGTGACTTGGCTCAGCAGATTGCTATTGAGGTTGAAAACCAAGCAATGAACGGTACTGGTACTGGTTCTTATCCGCTTGGCTTCTTGAACGTCACTGGCATCAACACTGAGTCTGGCGTTGTAGCTTTCAGCGACTATGTCAATGCTGAGGCAAAACTGAGCACCAGTAATGCCTTGCTTGGCACTCTGGGTTATCTGATGAACTCCACCTTGCGTGGGACTTTGAAGGTGACCGAGAAGTCTGCTTCTGGCACTAACGCCAACTTCATCTACGAGGCGAACAACACCATTAATGGTTACTCGGCTTATGTGTCCAACTCCATGCCGAACAACACAGCGGTGTTCGCTAACTTCAGCGACATCCTGATCGGCTTCTGGAGCGGTCTGGACATCATGGTTGACCCTTACACCGGCTCTGCCTCTGGCACAGTGCGTGTGGTTGCCATGCAGGACTATGACGTGGCTGTCCGTCATCCTGAGTCCATCTGCAAACTGTCCTGATAACGAGGAGCGGAATGCGCATCCAAATGCTTCGCGGCACCATCGTTGACCTCAAAGAGGTAAAGATTGGTGACATTGTCGAGACTGACAAAAGATCTGCACTTTTGTTGATCGGCATACAGGCAGCGTTGCCCGCTCCACTTATTCAGGAAGTGGTTGTAACGGCTGAAGAAGAGCCGCAAACTGTACAAAGCACACCCGCTCCCAAACGGAGAAAGACCAATGCTGCACAATCTGGGGTCTAAGACCTACATCGGTAGCCTGCTTGGCGCTGATTCTCGCTCTGCAACTGCAAACGGCACCGGTTTTGACCTGCAAGGGTCTAACGATGCTGAAGGTGAAGCCATTGTCATCCTCGACTCCGAGGCTGGTTCTGGCACCTCTCCTACCCTGAATGTCAAACTTCAGGATTCTGCTGATAACTCAACCTTTGCAGACATCACTGGTGCCACTTTCACTGAAGTGACCAGTGCTGCTGCTGGTTTTCAAAAGATCAGCATCAACACAAATGACGTGCGCCGTTATGTGCGTGCTGTCGGCACCCTTGGTGGCACCTCTCCGGTGTTTGTGTATGCCGTCTCGCTGGTTTACAGCAAGAAATACGGCAACTGATCCTGATGGCGATTTCTGAGACGCTGGCATTTTTGAATACCAACGAGTTTGGCGTCACTTGCCAAATTGGTGCTGGTGCAAGCTTTGTTGGCATATTGGATTCGCCCATGGAGGTGTTGGCGGGCGGTATGGCTCTGTCTCGGGAGTATTTGCTTTACGCAAAAACTTCAGATGTCAGCGCCACCGTTCGCGGCACTGCAATCACTGTTGACTCAGTGTCTTACACAGTGCGTGAAAATCGCCCTGTGGATGATGGTCTTTTTTCTGAGCTGTTGTTGAGCAAGGTCTGATGGCTGATACACGCCGTGAATTGATCTTGGCTCGCATCAAAACCAACCTTGACAGTATTTCTGGCGCAACCGTTTACAGAAGCCGTGTGGAGCCTCTTGCGCGTGGTGAGGTACCTGCAGTCATTGTTGAACCAGTCAACGATCAACCTGTTGATACAAACTTTTTTAACAAGTTGGATTGGACTTTGCGTGTACGCATAACAACGCTTGTGCGTGCAGCTATACCAGACGACGATTCTGATACCTACACACAGCAGGTGCATGCAAAGCTGATGGCAGATCAAACTGTCAATGGTTATGCACTTGACCTGACGCCTGACCGGACGGACTTCAGTTTGTACGAAGCTGATGTTCCGCTCGGTATTATTAGCCAAGACTTCCTTGTGCGTTATCGCACGAGTAGGACTTCACTTACTACCGCGTGAGACCATGGCTAAGATTGAAAAGCAAGTTCCCAATCCCGGAGTGGGCGGCAGTTATCTGTTTGACCCCAAGTCTGGGCAGCTTACACTGATCACAGAATCCGCCGCTCCTACCTCAAATGGCACTGACCCGGAAGAAGTTTCTGATCGCGAAGATTGAGTCAACTTATGGCACCGATCCTTCGCCTGTTGGTGGAAGTGATGCCGTCCAAGTAACCAATCTGGAAATCACCCCGATTGAGTCTGACAATGTTCAGGCTGCGGCTCATCAAGGGTTTTTGGGCAATAGCACCCGTGGAACCCTGGTAGCTAACAAGCGTGTCAGCGTGACATTTGATGTTGAGCTTGGCGGCTCAGGCACTGCAGGCACTGCACCAGCTTTTGGTCCGCTGCTCAAGTCATGCGGTCTGTCAGAAACAATTGTCTCAAGCACAAGCGTGACCTACGCGCCTGTAAGCAGCAGCTTTAGCTCTGCCACTATTTATTGTTTTTACGATGACACCCGCCACAAAATTACTGGCGCACGTGGCACCGTCAGCTTCAACCTTACCTCTGGGCAGTTTGCAACAGCCAGTTTCCAATTCATTGGCATTT